TGATATTATAAGTAATTTGCACATTATCACCTCACATACTTTTTACTAAATAATACCATAGAAATGTTAGAAAATCAAAAGAATAAAAGCCCACTATTTAGAAGTAGGCTTTTTGTATTCATCTAAAACTAATTCTATACCTCTATCTAGCAATCTAGACATTGGTATCATAGTTTCTTTAGATAGTTTTTTTAATTGTTGGAATAATTTTTTGTCAACAGCATTACCTATTCTTACTCTATTTTTTAAGTCAGACATAATGGCACCTCCTATTATTCTATATTATACTACTTATTTAATATACTTGCAACTTATAGCAGTTTATAGTATAATATAGTAAAGGGGGAAGAAAAGAATGGAGTACAAAAGAGAATTAATAGAAAATAAAATGGTAGTATATGCTATCACTAATAAAATCAATGGTAAAAAGTATATAGGAATTACAACTAATTCATTTGCAGAAAGGTATCCGCATGGAATAAGAGCACATCATAACCCACATTTGAGAAATTCAGTTAAAAAATATGGACAAGAAAACTTTGAAGTAATATTACTCGAAAAGAATGTAGAAGATATGGAAACCTTATGTAAGTTAGAAATGAAATATATAGAAAAATATGATACTTGCAATGTGGACAAGGGATACAATAAGTCGTTGGGCGGTCTTGGGGTAAGACAAATAGAAAGAAGTGAAGAACATTGCAGGAACCTTAGTAAAGCTAAAAAAGGTATTAACCCATTAGCAAGCTATACTCCTGAACAAATGGCAAGAAGAAATGCCAAACTTAGCAAGTCTTTGAGTGGTAAAAACAATCCTAGATATGGAATGACTAAAGATAAATTAAAGCCCGAAACATTAGAAAAACTAAGACAAGCCTCATTGGGAGAAAACAATCCAATGTATGGAAAAAATATCAAGGATTATATGACGGAAGAAGAATATGAGGAATGGAAAATCAAAGTTGCTAGACCTGGAAGAATGAATGGAAGAGCAAGAAAAACAATAGTAGTCTATAAGGGGCAAGAATATGTATTCGATTATTGTAGACAAGCTATTAATTATTTTAAAGAATTTAAAGGGGAACCTATTACTGTAAATTGGATATATAGAAGAATAAATCCTAAATATCAAGATAGGTTTCAGTTTTTCGGTTATGAAGAAGATTATGAAAAGTATAAAAAAGCACTGGCTAAATAGCTGGTGTTTTTTATTTGAAGGGGGTGGTTATGTACTATGGCTAAATCAAATTTCATAGTACGGTGACGTGGTGGTGCAGATTTTTCAGGCATCAAAACCGAAATGGATAAGACCCAAAAACAATTTAAAGGTTTCCAAGCATCTTTTAGCAGTGGCTTAAAGACAATAGGTAAAATAACAGGGATAACATTAGGTGCAAAAGCAATTGTAGATTTTGGAAAGGCGGCAATAAAAGCTTCATCTGACCTAGAAGAAATACAAAACGTAACCAATACTGTATTTGGTAATATGGCCAAAGATGTAGATAATTTTTCTAAAAACCTAATAGAAAGTTATGGTATTGGTGAATTAAGTGCAAAGAAATATACATCCTACATGGGAGCAATGCTTAAATCTTCTGGTATATCAGGAAAAGCAGTTAAAGAAATGTCTGAGAATTTAACACTTCTTACTGCTGACATGGCATCCTTTTACAATCTTGGAACCGACGAAATGTTTCAAAAGCTTATGTCTGGTATGACTGGTGCAACAATGCCTTTGAAACAATTAGGTATAAATATGAATGTAGCTAATCTTGAAGCATTTGCATTAAGCCAAGGCATCAGGAAGAGTTGGCAAGAAATGAGCCAGGCTGAGCAGGTAATGTTAAGGTATAACTATCTTATGGCAGTTACAGGAGATGCTCAAGGGGATTTTGCTAGAAATAACGATACCTGGGCAAATAGTGTAAAAATATTGAAAGAAAAATGGCAGGAGTTCTTAGGAATTGCAGGTAAAGGATTACAAGAAATATTATTGCCAGTTGTTAAATTCCTAACAAAAGTCTTAGATTTATTAATAAAAATATCTACAGCAGTTGAAAAAGTATTTGCAATGATAACTGGCAAGAAGGTAGATGTAGAGCCAAAACAAGTTGGAGCAGTGCAAGACTATACCGATACAATTGGAGATATGGAAGGGATCTCTAAAGATGCAGCTAAAGGCCAAAAGGATTTAGGCAAAGGAATAAAAGATACAGCAAAGGCTGCTAAAGGGGCGCTAGCTCCGTTCGACGAACTAAATATATTACAACAAAATTTGGCTGATGCCGGAGCAGGTGGAGGATTAGGCAGTGGCTCTTCTAATGGATTGAATCTTAACAATGATTTTAAAGTAAAACCAGTAGATGATACAGGTGGATTTAAAAAAGCCAAAGATGAAGGAAACAAATTTTTTGTGTGGTTTGGCGATAAATGGAATAGGCTTAAAGAATTAGTTGCTATCCCAATAACGGTAGCTGAACCAGAATTCCCGCCGATTCCTAGTCCTGTGTACAATCCCAATTGGGGTTTAAACGTTCCGCCAGTACCAGTTCCTTTATTTCCTCCTATACCAGTCCCAGTATATAATCCACAATGGGGATTAGATACACCCAAGATATCGACACCAGTATTTCCTAACATACCAAGCCCTGTTTATAATCCAGTATGGAACCTAAATCCTCCACCAGTACCAGCGGTAGATTATTCCCAATATGCATTTTCTCTAGAAGAAATGAAAATTAGAACTGATGAGGTATTTGTAAGAATACAAGAAAATGTTGGTATTGCTTTAGAAACCTTAAATACTAATATAGGACTTAGTTACGAATGGTTGAAAGAAACTACAGCAGGCTTACTGCTTGGGTTAGAAACAAATGTTACAGCTGCAATGGAAAGAATGAATGTAAATATTAGCACGGCTTTTGAAACAATAGAAACTAATTATGGAATACACAAAGAAAATGTAGCTGTTCTTGCAACAGGTATTGCTACAGTATTAGTAACTAATATAAATAAAGGTTTATCTACTATGGGGGCAAATACAAATAAGACTATAGAAACAGTACAAAATAACCTTCAAATCTTCGGAAGAAATGTAGGAGCAATTGCGGGAGAAGCAGCTAGAGTATTTTCTACTAACTTCAGCGAGGGATTTAAAACTACATCACAAAATGTTGTGTCTTTTGCTAATGCAGCAGGGCAGAATATAAAATCATTTGGTGAAAATATGCTGAGGGTGAGTGCAGAAACTGCAAGAGGATTTGTGGATAATATGGTGAGTGGATTTGCTACAGTATGGAGCAACTTTAGAAACCTTATGAGTAGTTTAGGGGAGAAAATAGGCGGTTGGTTTAGTGCCAATAAAAAAGTAATTGCAACTACAGCGATTGCAGTACCAGCAACTATAGCAGCAATTCATTTTGCACCTATGGCTTTACCAGCTATAGCAAAGTTTGTAGGGGGGGCACTTGGCGGATTAGCAGCGGTACCAGCCTTCGCCAAAGGCGGTATCACAGATGGTCCTATGTTGGCAATGGTTGGAGATAATCCAGGCGGTAAAGAAGTAGTATCGCCCTTGGAAACACTTCAAGATATGCTGGTTTCTGCAGTTGGCACCGCAATAATGGAAACTAATCAATTTGGCGGGAACAATAATCAACCAATAATAGTAAAAACATATTTAGATAGCAGAGAAGTGGCAAGGGCAATCTATGATCCACTGGAAAAGGAAACAGGCAGACGTGGGGATCCAGTTATTCAACCATTATAGAAAGGAGTAGGTAAAACATGATAAAGATAGAAGGAATAACAATCCCTACTCCTTCTGATTACCAAGTAGGGATTATGGATTTAAGTAAAGCAGAAAGAAATGTAAGGGGTACACTTATAATTGAAAGAATAGCTACTAAAAGAAAGATAGAATTGTCATGGAACTATTTAGACAAAGAAGATTTAAGTAGATTGTTAAAATTAGTATCCCCTGTATTTTTTAAAGTAGAATATATAGATCCACAAGAAAATGCCTGGAAGAGTGGAACATTTTATGTAGGAGATAGACATGTAGGAGCACTGGATTATAGAAATGGAAACATCAGATATAAGGATATTAAATTCAACATCATAGAAAGGTAGGTGCAAATATGATTAAAGTAAGCAAAAACTTCAAAGAAGCCGTCTATGCACCTACAAGAA